TTGACTAATATCTTTTTTTATGAGTATCAACCTATCTTACGCAATGAACCACGAGAAGATGACCAAAAAATACGGCCCTCTCTTCTCCACAATTGATTTTGAATGCAATTCGCAGGTAACTAAGCAAACATTACAAGCCAAAGGCGAAAATACCTACGCAGGCCAATTTTGTATAGCTGGTAACAAGTTTAATGTCTCGCTACGAGAATTATCTGATATTGCAGAAGCCACGTTACAAGGCAAATGTGTCATCGCTGGTCAAAAATTTGACTTGACACCAGTTGAACAGGATCGTATAGTCGAAACCTGTACATTGGCAAGACAAGTTTTCTTCCAACGATACAGGTTTGGAATGTAGTAGTTAACTTATTTTTTCCGGAAGGGTGCGAGCAAGACTTGCACCCTTTTTTTTATTTAACACTTTTTTAACATTTAAAGTGTTGACAATGTCAAAAAAAACCTGTAACTTTGCACTTTATGTTTCAACATGACTGAAAACTTAATTAAAAAAGAATAGTTAAGTAAACAAGTCAAGACGATTTTTTTAAAAATCGGCTTCTCTCAGTGAACGAAGTTCGCTGATGAACAAGTGTTAATGAGACGAATTAACACAATTGTTGTCACATTTTTTTCAGAAAAATAAACAAAGTTAAACTGAATAAAGGGCATACTGTGTCCAAATCTGACGATTATGAAACAAAGATTTCCTTACCTTGTATTAATTTCGGCTTTATTGATTTCCTGCACAGGATCTTTCTTTTCTATCTATGGATTAGGAAAATTATTTGGAGGACATCAAACCGGAGCAACAATAATTGCATTTGCTTTTGAATTTGGCAATGTTATAACTGCAACTGCATTGAAGTTGTATTGGAATTATTTGTCCAGTCTTTTGAAATATTCATTGGTAGTAGTGGTATTTGTTCTAACTATCCTCACATCCATGGGTATATATGGATATTTATCAGATGGTTATCAAAAGACTGCAATGAAAGACGAAGTTGTCACTAAAATGACAAATTTGGTCAAGGTTAAAAAAGAAACTTTTGAAAACAGGCTTTCTGACAACAAAAAAGAACTTGAAAGTATTAATAACTCACTTCAAGAATTGAGTAAAGGTTTCAATCAGAATACTCAGACACAGCAAGTTGTCAAGGGTCAAGTTGTTACAAATGTCATTGTAGGAAGCAAGAAAGGATTGGAATCTCAAATGAATACTCTCAATGCAAGAAAATATAAACTTGACTCATTGAATACTACATACTTGGATTCTATTCAGTCTTTGGAACTCTCCATAATTGAGATTGAAAATAACAACGAAGCAGCATCTGAATTGGGGCCATTAAAGTTTCTTTCAGATTTATCCGGTACACCTATGAATAAAATTGTCAACTGGTTGATACTGGTAATTGTCATTATATTTCAACCTTTGGCAATCATGCTTCTCATAACTTCAATGTTTGCTTTTGAAAACAATAACAAGATACTGATCAAAGAACCTGAACCAGTAGTTAAAAAAAGAAGAAGAAGAAAAAAGATAGTAAACGAGGAAGGAACACCTGAGATTAATCCTGAACAGGATAATGTCAAGGAATCGAAAAAATCTTTTACAAAAAAGATACAAGAGTCCATTACCAATAATCCATACACAAATGATATTGTCGGAAAGGCACAACGTGCCAAAGACAAAGTCCTTAGCTTTAACATGGAAAATCTGATGAAAGAGTTGGAACGGGATTCTGAAAATACAACATCCCTGATAGAGAAGATAGATACAGCCACAGGTGAACCTGTGCCGTCCATCGCAGAAACAAGTTCTGCTCTGGCAGATGATCCAGTTGTTTTGGAAAAGCCAAAAGCTAAGCGGAAGAAAAAGACATATCAAAAATTCGATATCTCAATCCCAGACGAATCTCCTTCAAATATTGAAGAAACACCCGCTCTCCCAACAGAACCCGAGGACGTTCCGGTTGAAATTGAAACTACACCCGCTCCTACAAGCGTTCCGGCCGAAAGAAAGGGTTCAAGAAAAAGGAAAATAGTAGATACCGAACTGAATGCAGAAATCGCGGATCACATCAAGAATAGTCTCCAAAACAAAAATAAAAAAAAACCCTAAGCCATTCGCAAAGTAGAATTATGTCCGGTTCTCAAATTGAGGAGTGGAAGAAAAATAATTCATAACAAAATGTTAATAGTGTTGTTTAGTAAATTTAGATTGTATGACGACGACGATAGGAAGAGTTCTTCTGATTCAGCAGGAGAATCTGGGAACGTGGTTCGCTCTTCAACAATTGTTTATGTAGATGTTACCAAGCCTCTGCCACAAATGATAGAGCCAGTCCGGTCTTTGTTAGAAAACAAGCCAGACGGATATAGCTTTGGAATATACATAGTGGCCGGAGAGTATGTGAATCCGGATGTCAAGCAATTTGTTTCTTACTTACGAGATGTGATAGAAGAAACCTATGAAGTAACATACTATTTCAGAGGACTGATCCATCCTGAGTATGTGGGTATTTTGTTGTCTGGTTCCGATTGCTACATAGCACAGTCCACAAAGGTGCTGTTTAAATTAACTACGTTGCACGATTTTATGAAGTCCCTGATGATCCGTCCAGAAGTGTTCAGAAAATTCATACAGCGCTATATAGATGCGTATAGTGATTTTCCTGAACGAGCATATTTGGATGTGACTGAACTGGATATGATTGGTTTAACTTTTAAAAAATTCTGAAATGCAATTACTTCTTACAGCAGAAAAAATTGAAAAGAACTACCAAGTGTTGAAGGCGCTTATCAAGAAACTTGATAGAGGCCCAGAGTTGTCAAGACTCTACGATGATATGGAGTTGGATGATCGTATTCAGATGGCACCTGCATCTTCGGTTGAATATTTTCACAATGCTATACCGGGCGGTTACGTAGATCATGTTCTTCGTGTTTACAAGTTCGCATTGGCCACATACGATTTTTGGGAAGCACAGGGTCTTGATATGTCGGGATTTGACAAGAAAGAATTGGAATTTGCAGCATTGCACCATGATCTTGGAAAGTTGGGTCTGCCCGGCGAGAACACCGAACTTTACCAGTTCAATGACTCTGAATGGCATCGCAAAAATCAAGGAAAGGTTTATAAAATCAATCCTAACATCCCTCACATGACGATGTTGGACAGAACGCTGTTTATATTCAACCATTATGGTATAAAATATACGCTAAATGAGTTGTTCGGAATCCGGCTTGCCGATGGTATGTATGATCCGGAGAATGAGAAATATTTCAACGTGTTCGAACCAGCCAATAAATTAAGGAACAATATAGGGTACATAATGCACCATGCAGACATGATGGCATCACGATTTGAATACGAGCGCTGGTTTAAATCTTCGACTAAAAAGTTTTCTTCCACAGTGATCCCCAAGCCATCAACTTCTACCACATCTCCTACTGACGAATTTTCTAAACTGTTTTCATAATGATATTTTTATGTGTACTGTTGGGTATTGCGCTGGCAATATCCTTATTTATTAACTTAAATCTTTTCCGGCAAAATGAGCAATTGACGAAAGTTGTTGAGAATTTGAATATTACCGAGTACAAGATATATACAGAAGCAGTCAATTATTATCAGGCGTTTCTGTTTATGTTCACCGATGCGTATTCGGAGTTGCAACGGATTGACAAACGAGGTTCATTTTCCAGTGATGATGAGGTAGGATTTGCTTTCAAGGTGATTGTTACTGCTATCAAGAATGTCAAAGAAAAGATACAAGAACTAAAAGACGAATTTGAGAATGACGAGTCCCAAGAAAAAACCAACTAAGAATTACTATTTCGGCCCAGAGGTGGAAGATGCTATTTCGGAATATTTGAAGTCCGAAAGCAAGTTTACAAAGGAAAGGATATTCAATAAAACAATATATCCGGCGCTTAACAAACTTGCAGAGAACGTGATCCATGACAGGAAATTTTACAACTACGGATACGACGAATACATCAACATAAAACATGATTTGGTTGTGTATTTGCATGAACGGTTGAACAGGTTTGATGCGGGCGCTGGACACAAAGCATTTTCGTACTTTAATAGGATATCTATCAACTGGGTTTTTGCTAATATGAGAAGGGTTGCGAAGGAGACGTATGGAAAGGTAGAAGTGGTCGAAATAGATAATAACAGGGATTTGGACTCAGAACAATATAATACGGAATATTTGGACGAACTCAGGGATTTTTGTTTGAAATGGTCTTCGTGGGGCAATAATAACTTGGAATATCTATTTTTTGAACGAGAGGGTAAAATAGTTGATTTTTCTCCGGCCGACAAGAAGGTAGCAAACGCTATATTCAACTTGTTCCAAAACAGTCACTCGATTGATATATATGACAAGAAAGCATTGTATATAATGATCAGAGAACAGGTCAATACGAAGACGCAACGCATTACAGATGTGGTAAAAGTATTAAAACCTTTGTGTTATGATATGTACATGGAATTCAAGAAAAACGGTACAAGATACTGGCACAGGTTTTTGTATTATCCCGAAAAGTACACAGATAAGCATATTTATTAAGAAAAAGGTTTAATATGAACAACGATGTTGTCTTATTTACAAAAAACGGAAAAGATATTACTTTTGAAGACCTCTTATTGAAGATATATGAGAACTCAGAAGAAAAACAGCAGCATTTGATAGCAACTGCGGAACAAGTGAAACCGATGATTAAGACCTTGCAGGATGCCGTCATTATTTTGCCTATGCTGACCGACTTGCAAAATACTTCTGTCCGCAATGATGAGCAGCTCATCAAAATGGCTGCTATTGTTCAGAGAGGTCTTGGTAAAAGCAAGGTTTCGCAAAATCCAGCCACAGAGTTGGGCATATCCGCTGAGGAAAGACAGATGCTGCTGGAACAGGCGAAAGAACTTAGAAAAACTATTCCCGGAGCCGCAGCGACTGATTAATGTTTATTGCCGAAGTCATAGAAACTAAAATGGCTTTTAAGCCAAACCAAAAGGACAAGGATGGTAATCCGTTGCCCCTCGGTTCTATCGAGATTCGTATAGGATCGCACGGTTCTAACTTAGGTCAGGTCAGGAATGTATATGCCAGACCTATGATATGGCAGCGCAGGATTCCTTTGATCGGGGAACAGGTCTTTGTCGTTTCCGGCCCTACGAATGATTGGAGTGACTCCGGAATTAAGGGACAGGGATTCATGTATTTTTCTCCCATCAACGGAACGGACGATTTGGTACTGCATCAATTTCCAAAGTTATGGCAACGAAGTACATCGTCTCCGGCTCAGGGTTCTTCCGGTCAACAAAAGTCTGACAAGAAAGAAACCGGATATACCTTTCCGAAGTCTCCGAAAAAAACTGACAATCTTCAACCGTTTGAGGGAGATGATCTTATTGAGGGAAGATTCGGAACCAGTATCAGGCTCGGCTCTACGGTGAAAGGAGATATGGGTGTATATGCCGAAAAGCCTACGTGGGAAGGTACTGGTAACGG